GTACATGAGTGCATAGATGAATGTTTTTGCCTGATTTCTTGATTTAAGTTTTGCAGCTTTTTGATTAGCTGTGTGTATATCTCCATCTAATATCTCCTTGATATATGTTTCATCGTCCATATAGTGTGCTAACATTCTAAGTTCTAGACCACTAGCATCTACACCTAACAGAACATTGCCCTCATCAACAACCCAACAAGACCTACACTCTTTACCATAAGGACTATGAACCGATGGAACTTGAGCCATGTTAGGATTTCTGTGAGTCATCCTGCCTGTGATAGCACCGTTAGGTATGACAAAGCCATGAACTCTACCATCATCTCTAACAGAACTAACCCATGAATCAACCTGTGCTATTCGTTTCTGTATCAATAAGAAGTCTGCTATAAGTTTAGCTTCACGTATATGTGTAACCTCTGATAAAGTTTTCTCATCGACAATCGGCTGACCAGTAGGTGTAAACCTTTCAGGCTTCCAACCAAAGTCGATAAGATATTCTCCTATCTGTTTACGAGAACCAAGATTAAAGTCTTGTAACGTTTGTCTCATAAATGGTTCATAGTTCATAGTGTTTAAACACCTTGCATATTCATCATCGGTAAGACCACGTTTAGAAAGCTTACCATCTGTCGTCCTAATGTAAGGCGTAACTAATTTAGTATCTACCCACTTAGGTTTAAACGTATCGTGAACTTCGTCTTCTATCTGTTGTTTCTTTTCTCTTAGCTCTGCCAAAAGAACTAGTGCAGATTGCATGTCAAACTTAAATCCATTTACTTCTTGCTGTTTTATAATACCAGCTATAGACTGTTCTAGTTCAATGCAACCTTTACTAAATCCTTTGGATTCATTACGTAAGTTTTTATATACTAAAGTATTTAAAGTAACATCACGAACACAGTAGTCTAACATTTCATTAGAATAATTTAAGTAATCTTCAAACTCAATCTTAGATAGTCCAAGTCTAAAGCCCCAGCTTTCTAAGCTATGACCTCCATCTCTATTAGGATTGAACAGCCTTGATAATACAAGAGTATCTATTACTTCTTTATTACTGAGATCAATACCACCAAACTTCTGCACCATAGGTATATCAAACCCAATGATGTTATGTCCAATAAGTCTGTCTGCTGTTGCAAGAAACTTATACCCCTCTTCTAATTTATGAGGAGGGAATTTAAATATCTCACCTGTCTCTGCATCTTGAGCTACAATACAATGTACAAGGGTTGCTTGTAGATCGTCTGTCTCAATATCAAATACTAAATCCATAATTAAAATGCCTCATCTGCTGACGGGTCAAACTCTATGTCCTCATCCGTTAGCTCTGTTAATCTACCTGTCTCTGCATCATAGATAACTCTAGCTGCCATACCTACATCACCTGTGTATCTTGATTTAAGAATACGCAGTCTTGTAGTTCTAGCTTCATCAGGGTCGTCTGATTGTTGGTTGCGTTCTAATGCAATAACACAATCTGATAACTGACCGATACTATTAGAGCCACGTAGATGAGAGAGACTTACTTCAATACCATTCTCATGTCCTTTGTTTCCATCGACACGTCTAAGATGTGATACAAGTATAATACCTGCACCTGTCTCTTCAACTAAACTTCTAAGTCTAGTCATAATAGAATCAATGGCTCGTCTCTCATCACCTTCATGTACTGCACTGACTAACATATGTAAATGATCTACGACCACCCACTTACAGTCACATCCAATAATCATAAAGCGAAGCTTAGTAAAGATATCATCAATGTCGTTGGTGCCAAAGTGTGAGTGAACCCATACTCTGTTTTTATTCTCACCATCGTACAAGATGTCAAACATCTTATCAAGTTCTTCTTTAGAAAACTTCTCACGTTCTTGGTCAATGTATAACCTAGCGTTAGCTTCAATGGAAAGTATACCATCAATGGTACGTCTCCAGTCTTCTTCTAATGCTATGATACCTACATTGTCCTGTGTTTGTTTCACAAGCCAATGCTCTATCTCTCTGGTTACACTAGACTTACCAAGTCCTGTTCCACCTGTAAGAGTTACAAGCTCACCTTGTCTCAAGCCATACAGCTTTTTGTTGAGTCCTTCATAGGGATAAGGTATGCTTTGTTTCTTCTCACGATTATGAAACTTCTCACGTTGCTCTGTAACATTTATAACACCGGATGGTGTGTAGACTTTAGCAGACCACCAAGATTCAACGAAGTCCTTATGTCTGTTAGACTTAAGCATATCGTTAGGGTCTTTGAACCCATTGGGAAGTGTGAGTATCCTAGCCTTTCCGGGCTTGAAAAGTCTTGCAACCTTTACTGCTGCATCCTTTCCTGCTTTATCATTATCAAAAGCAACGATCACGTTTTCAAAGTTATCAAAGAACTCTAAGCTCTCCTTGATATCTCGTACTGCACCTTGTGCTCCACGCTTAATGGATACGACTGCCCACTTACTACCAAGTAGTTCATAGGCTGCCATAGCATCACACTCCCCTTCGGTTATGGTGACATACTTGCCACCCTTAAACAATTGCTGACCAAACAATCCGGTGTCATTGTAGCTACCAGATACAAAGAAGTCTTTGGTTAAAGAGTTTCTACATTTAGTAGCTGATAATTCATGTCCGTTATAATACGGATAGAAATGTTTAATGACCTGACCTTTTAAGTCTTGAACAGCTTTGACCCCAAACTTCTGTGCAGTTGCTTGAGATATTTTTCTGTCAGTCAATGCAATGAAGTTACCCTCAGTCACATTGTCAGGTTGTTTAGTTTGAATTGTTTGTGTTTGTGTCATAGTTCTTCCATTACATGCTTGTTCATAGTTAGGCATAAATTCTCCACAACTGAAACACTTTGCTGAGCCATCTTGATTGACTCCTACAGCATCACTGCTGTTGCAAAGTGGACAGGGTTGTTTTAACTTATCCCAAGTTGTATCATTCATGTTAGCCCTCCTCAAAGACTATTCGTTAGTTGATTCCTCTTCTTGAGTTTCCTCTGCTTGAGGTTCTGGTGTGTCAACAATAGCTTCGTCTCTAGACTTAAGCAACTCTTCTAAGTTTGCACGATGTGTGCGACTTGCAAAGTCTAAAGCTTCAATAACTACCTGTAAGTTTCCAACTTTCTGTACGATAACAGTAGCTTCTTGCTTTATGCTATCATCTTCAATGTTGTTCACATCATAAGTAGTTGTTCCATCATCATTGTTAATTGTAATAATCATAATTAAAACTCCTCGTTATCTGAATCACCTTCAACATACTCTACTAAGTTCTCTACCTTAACAGCCATGAGTTCAGCGAACTGACCATAGTCATTCTTATAAGGCTTGATCTTAACAACAACTTCTGAACCATTGCCTACGCTAACATCCATGTCAGCACCATCGGTGTCAACAAGTTTAGGTGCAGCATTTGCAGTGCCATCATTTCTTGTAGCTCTCTTGCTAAAAGTAAATGCAGGTTCATCATACTTAGGCTGTCCTGCTCTGTCTCTAACTTGATTAAGACCTATGCCTTCAAGTTTAGATGCAGTATCAGGGTCTGTAAGAACAGTCAACCCATACTTGTGAGGTTGGAACCTCGTGTTTGGCGATGTGATGTTTGCCCACATTGCCTTACCTTTTACATACTCATACATATTATTTCCTCCATCGGTTTGTATTAAGTGCACACATTATATCATACTTTTGTATGAAAGTAAAGTGTTTGGTTAAAAAAAGTTAAGCCGGTTTTAGAGTGGCACAAGACCGGAAACTTGTAGATATTATAAGTTAAATAAAGGAGGGCAAAACTTCTTATAATATACCTTTTAATTAATCCCTAATAGCAGTCAATATCTCTTCCCAAAATGTTAATGAAGTTTCGTTAAGTCGTACCTTAAAAGTATCATCTAACTTTTCCACCACATGCCCTACATTTGGGTAGTTCTCTATCATATACTGTCCAAACTTTCTGTACTCATCACGAGTAAGAATTTCTGTACGATACTGATCTCTTTCTGCTAAGTAGTTCATCTTAATAAGCGTGTATTATAACATAAGTAAAAGACATTGTCAATATTTAATTTCAAAATATTTAAACAGCTTCCTGTGTTGACCACCATATAGGCTTAGCTCTATTGCGTTCCCATTTGGCGTAGTGTTTTTCGTTAATGCAGTAATCACGATAAGCAATAATAGCATCCTCATTTTTATACTCCTCCGGCATAGCCTGTGCTAGTGGTGTTAGACTTGTATGTGTAATATTGTCTGGCATCTTGCTCAGTGGTTCTTCTAGCTTGACAACACTTGCATGTTTCCTACCATACCTGTACTCATACTCCATACCTAATGCTAGGAAGTGTCGATACAACCATGAGTAGTTAGAGCTAGATTCTCTTGCCCAGATTGTGCATGGATGATTCCAGTATGCACGTTTGTAAAGTCCATTAGCATCTGCATACTCATCACCATCTAGTTCTCGGTGTGCTGTGCATAACATCTGTGCTGTTTCTAGTGGCATCTTGACTAACATCTTATCAGGCTGTGCTTCTGCTGATATAGTCGGACACTCATCAAAATAAAATATGTTCATTAAGCTTCTCCAATTAAAACAACTTCACCATGTAGTTCGTATCCACTTTGTCCTGTGTTAGCTACATCAATTCTATCTATCCAATAATTTTCTAAATTGTAATCAGAGTTGTTAGGATTGTTTTCTAACACACGAACATTTAAAGTTTTGTCAGTGATAGTGTTTAGATTATCTATTAAATCTTGTACTGTCATTCACCACCTTCAATTTTAAATGCTTCGTTAAGATGATACAGTAAGTCTGATATAGCATGTACATCTTGAATATCAATACCACCATACTCAAACAAACTAGTAACACCACTTTTAGATTTACGATAGTTCTTTTTAATCCATTTCAAATGTCTTTCTGAAATTTTAATTGTTATTTTTTTCTCGTTCATTTACCTTGCCCTCGATATTTTTTGAAGTTGCTTTTCTTGTTCTTGTTCATGGTAGAGAAAGCAACATTACCTCTACCTTGACTTGTCTTTTTACCTCTGCCTGTTGTTGCAGGTGTATGTGTACTCTTAGTCCATGTCTTCGCCATACCTATTCTCCTCTATTGTTGCTCTGCGTTTGTCTCTGTACTCTGTAACCCTTCGCCCATCAGCATAGTCAACTATTTGTTTATACCATAACCCATCCTTGTACCTTGTGTCAATAGCTACAATTTGTTTAGCTTGTTTTTCTAGCTCAAGTATTTGTCTTTGCTGCTCAACAGCATCACTGTGTTGTGTCATTTTGTTCCCTCTCTTTTTTAAGTTCCATCAACTCATCCCACTTGTAATACTTCTGTGTCTCTGCATCCCAAAAGTTTCCTTTGTTTGTCATAGGTGTAGGTATATGTGGTTCTATCTTTTCCTCATCCACTAAGTACATATATAAAACTGTTGTTGATAATAATATAACAACACCTACAACTATTAATATAAATTCCATAACTCTATCTCCTATATAGATTTTTCAAAATTACTACTGCTTGTAATACTTTTGAATTTAACACCCAACAACTTATGTATCCTGTCTTCAAACAAACTAACTTGATTCATTATCTCAGCTTGTTCACGTGGTGTAGCGTTTGTGAATCCCTTATCCATATGAACCTCTGGATTATCAAACAGCTTCATCAAGTAATCAGACACTTGGTGTTTAGCATAAACCCTTGGTGTCACTTTCTTTCCGTTGTACTCAATCATCTTCTTCTTCTGCTCTAACAACATCCTCATCTTTTAGATAATCAAATTCATTAGGTAATGTACCTACTAAACTTGCATCCTTATAGTAGTTATCTATAAGATTATTAATATAATCATCCATAAACTTTATCCTTATTATTTTATATAAATTATTAATATAATTAATTATTATTTTCATTAATGTTTTAACTTGTAAAAGATTATAACATATTTTTTAACAAAATGCAACTTATGTGACAGAAAAATTAATGACTCTCTCAGATCGTTTCTAAGCATAGTGTTAGTTAAAAGGTAGGGCATACCCTTAGTACCTAAAAGATCGTGCAATACACGAAGCCACATGCTCTTCTACAAGCATAATTATGTCCACCTCTGATAGAGAATCTAAGTCTCTACGATTTATGACATAACCATGTGCATCATCTAGCAACATTTGTTGTGTTTGATGTGTTAATTTACTGTACAAATTTCCAAAGTCTCTGGCTAAAATTTCCTCAACTCTGGAATGCCATGTACCTTTTTCTATTCTTTTCATATTATTTTCTCCTATTAAAATCTATCTCACCTGTATCAACATCAGCATAGATTAATTGTATCTTAGTGTTGAGTGCATCTTCAAGTTGTTTTTGATTAGGTCTAAGTGT